CCCGCCCGCGCTCAATCATCAGAGCGTGTCCGGACGGGAGAACCGGGTCGCGCTCGCGGCCTTCCCGAAGTACCAGTTTTCGCTGAAGTACAGCGTGCTCCGCGATACGCCGAACGTTGCCAGCCCGGCCTCGCCCTTCGACGAGCTGAAGAAGCTCGGCGGGTTTTTCCTCAAGCAGTTGGGGAGCGTCCACGCTTTCCTGTATTCCGACCCGAGCGACAGCGCGGTGACGGACATGCAGTTCGGCACCGGCGACGGGACGACAGTGGCGTTCCAGCTGATCCGCTCGTACGGCGCGGGCGGATTCACATTCGCGGAGCCGGTGCAGAACCTGAACGGCGCCGTGACCAACATCAAGGACAACGGCGGGGTGGTGGGCGGCGGCAACTACTTCGTCAGCGCCACCGGCCTCGTGACGTTCAACACCCCCCCTGTGGCGGGGCACGTGCTGACCTGGACGGGGAGCTACTTCTACCGCGTCCGCTTTCTCCTGGATTCCCAGTCGTTCAACCAGTTCATGCAAAACCTGTGGGAGGCAAAGAAGACCGGCTTCATCGGCGCGCTCGGGAACAAGGTATGAGAGCGGCGACCGCCGCGCTGCAGGCGCTCATCAATTCGGGAAACCAGGAGTGGGTCAGGGCGGACTGCTATACCTGGCTCAAGTACGACGAGACGGTGCTCGGCCGCTATACGGACGCGGACTTCGACCTGGTGCTCAACGGGTTCACCTTTTCCAGCACCGGGCCGATCTTCACGCGCACCAGCGTGCGCTCGAGCCTGGGCATCCAGGTGGACCAGATGTCGGTCACGATCGCCGCCGACGACACGATGCTCCTCGGGGGCGTGCCCTGGTTGCGGGCGTTGCGCACCGGCGTGCTGGACGGCGGCAGGTTGGTCCTCGATCGGTTCCTGTCCGATTCATGGACGAACCTGACGGTGGGGACGGTGAAGTGGTTCGCCGGCCGCATCGCTGGCATCGACGTCGGCCGCAGCTCCGCGCAAGTCGGGGTCAACTCGGACACCGAGCTGCTCAACGTGCAGTTCCCGATCAACGTCTACCAGCCTCCGTGCCGCTGGACGCTGTTCGGCGCGGGATGCACCTTGTCGCGCGCCGCGTTCACGGTGGGCTCCACGGTTGCCTCGGGCAGCACCAGGCAAACGCTCAATTGCGGTCTCGCCCAGGCCGAAGGGTATTTCGATCTGGGGATCCTGCAGTTCACCAGCGGGCCGAACAGCGGAGCGTGGCGCATGGTGAGGAGCTATACCGCGGGCCAGATCGTGCTCTCCGTGCCGCTGATCAACGCGCCCACGATCGGGGACGCGTTCACGATCTCGCCGGGCTGCGACAAGCAGCAGAGCACCTGCACGGTGAAATTCAACAACCTGCCCAACTTCGGCGGCCAGCCGTATATCCCGAACACATGAACCGGGACGATTTCATTTCGGGTGCCCAGGGGATAGGGCAGGAGGTCAAGCGATTTTCACCCGAGATCGCATCGGTCCGGTTCTCCACGGCAACCTATGGCAAGGCCGTCGCCGTCGGCTGGGGGCAACCGCGGTTCTCCGCGAATACCATCTGGGCCGGCAGCGTCAGCATGCGGGCGCCCGGGCCCGGCGGGATCGTCGTCGTCAGCAGCAATTCCATCCAAGGCGTGTGCGAGGGCCCGATCGCCGCCTACAGGCGCGTATGGAACGGCAAGGATTTCTATCAGACCACCGCCGCTCTTCCGGGTCTTCCACAGACCGGGTTTCCGTCTGCAGGGATCACGCTCTTTCTCGGGGACTATGCCCAGCTGCCGGTGCCGTTCATCTCGTCGTCGCTTCCGCTCCAGGCGCTCGCATACCGCGGAATAGCGTATGTGTTCACCGGGCTGCTCACGACTTCGGGCCCATTCAACTCGCAGTTCGGGAGCGCGCTCCCAAGCGCATCGTTCGAAGTCGCGACGGCGTTCCAGGTCGGATCGATCGGGTCCCTGGCGAAAACCGTCACGGCCGATGCGTCGAGCAACACCTTGTCGTCGACTGCACATGGATTCGAGGAGTTCCAGAACCTGCGTTTCACGAGCACGGGAACGCTGCCGGGCGGGATTGCCGCTGGCACGGACTACATGGCGAGGAATGTCGGGCCGAACTCGTTCCAGCTGGTGCTCAATGCCTGGGACTTCGGCTCGGATGGCACCACCGCGGCGGTGGTGGATATCGCCAGCGCTGGAACGGGGACGATCACCGCGACGCCTTTCGTGCTCGATGCGAATCCCAAGGACTGCATCGTCGATGCTCTGACCAACCCGAAGTACGGCATCGGGTTTCCTTCGGCGATGATCGGCGACCTGACTGCGTTTTCGAATTACTGCATCGCCTCGGGGAGCTTCATCAGCCCGGCCCAGGAGAGCCAGGAGGCGGCGAACTCGTTCCTAGAGCGGTTGATGATCGCGGGTTTCGCCGGGGTGTTCTTCAGCGAAGGCCTGTTGAAGATCGTGCCCTATTGCGATACGGCGATCTCCGGTTTCGGGGCGACCTTTACGCCCAACACGAGCGCGCTCTACGCGCTCACCGACGACGATTTCGCTGCGGGAGAGTCCGGCGATCCGATCGCCGTCAAGCGGATCCCGCAATCTGACGTCTACAACGCGGTCAAGGTCCAGTTCGAGAACCGGCTGAACCAGTATCTCATGGAGGTCGTCGAGATCCGCGACGAGGCGTCGATCCAGCAGTTCGGGTACCGGCCCAAGGACACGATCGTCCTGCACGAGATCAAGGACCCGGCGGTCGCCAAGTGGGTGGCGACGCTGATTCTCTTTCGCGAGCAGAACGTCAGAAACACTTATGTCTTCCGTCTGGCGGACAAGTACCTGCTGGTTGAGCCGATGGATCTGCTCACGCTCACGGAGAGCACGGGGACGCCGCTCGACAACGTGCCGGTGCGCGTCACCGAAATCGTGGAGGAGACCGACGGCTACCTGACGTTGACCGCGGAGGATTTTCCGGTCGGCTCCGCGATCGGGATTTCCTATCCGAACCAGGTGGTGAGCGCGTTCTCCGCGGGGTTCAACGCGCCGCCGGGGAATGCGAACTCTCCGGTTGCGTTCATCGCGCCGCTCATCCTGGCGAACGGCAATTTGGAGCTGTGGCTCGCGATCAGCGGCGGGGTGAAGTTCGGCGGCTGTGACGTCTGGTATTCCTTCGACGATTCGTCCGGACCCTATCAGCTGGCGGGCCGGATGAACGGCAAGGCCGCGACGGGTGTGCTGACATCGAGCCTTCCGATCGTTGCGGATCCGGACTTTACAACGACGCTGGGCGTGGATCTGTTCGAGAGCGCCGGCTCGCTTTCGTCGGTGAATGCGCAGCAGGCGGCGGCCGGGGTTTCGCTGTGCTACGCGGGCGGTGAGCTGTTCGCGTACACGACCGCCACGTCCACCGGGCTGAATCTCTACAACCTCACCGGACTGCGGCGCGGACTTTTCGGGAGCCCGATCAGCGCGGTTGCGAGCGGCAGCCGGTTTGCTAGGATCGACGACACCGTCTTCCGCTTTCCGCTCGTGCCGCAGTCCGCGGACCGGACTCTGTATCTGAAGTTCCTGTCGTTCAACACGTTCGGCGCCGCGCAGCTCGATATCAGCAGCGTCACTGCGTTCGCGGTGCCGATCGGCAAGACGGCGCCTCCACCGGATGTCACGTCATTCACAATTGAGGGAACGGTGCTGTCATGGACCGCGGTGACCGCTCCCGGTCTGATCGGTTACGTGCTCCGCTATCAACCCGGGACATCGCGGAGCTGGGGCGATGCGATACCGCTGCACAGCGGCGTGGTGCCGTTCAGTCCGTTCGACATGTTGGTGGTGCCGATCGGACCTGTGACCATCATGATCAAGGTGGTCGACTCGGCCGGCAACGAGTCGACGAATCCCGCGTTCATCGTGACGGACCTCGGCGATCCGCTGGTTGCGAACGTGGTGGAGACCTTCGACCGGAAGGCGGCAGGGTTCCCGGGCGTCAAGACGAACTGCTCGGTGGTGGGCGGCAACTTGGTCGCGGACGCTGCCGCGACTCCAGCTATGTGGGATGCGAACGACCAAGTGGCTATGTGGGACGCGGACCCGTCAACGCCGATGTGGTCGGTGACGCAGTACATGCAGATGACCTATGTGGACACGATCACCTTCACGCAGGCGCTCGCCGGCTCGCAGCTCACCATTCAGAGCGCCATCCAAGGCGACCCGTGGTCGCTTGAGTACCGCGAGAACAGCCAGGCTCCGATGTGGGCGGACGATCCGGAGACGCCGATGTGGGCTGCTGATCCGTCTACACCGATGTGGGATTCGCCGCCTTGGCTGCCGTGGCCCGGACAAATCACGGTCAGGAATTCGATATATGACTTTCGCATCATCGCCGGACAGGCGGATACGCAGGGCATGGTCTCCGAACTGACGATGACGGTGGATGCGCCGGACATCATCGAGGATTTGCTCAACGTGGCAATCGCCTCGGGTGGCACGCGCCTGGCGCCCACAAAGCCGTTCACGGTGTTCAAGGGCGTTCATCTGACCCTGCTCGATGACGGCGGTAATGCGACTACGGCAAGGCAGGTAGACCTCGACCCGATATTGAAGCCGCTCGTCGAATGTTTGAACGTTGCAACGCCGACTACCGGGCACGTCAATGCCCGAATCCAAGGCTACTGAGGAGCATCAATGCCTACTGCACTACCTGTCGCAACCGACTTCACCGCCGCTGCTACGCAGGCGCTGGAGAAGATCGCGCTCACTGCCTTACGCGCAGCGTTAGCTGAGATTGGCGATCCGCTAGGGCGGCCTGGCGCAATTCAAAACCTGTCATTGGCGTTTTCCGTCAACGCGAACGCGCTCACCGCGAATGTGAAGACGCGCGCTGGAGGGGTGCCGAGCGCGACGGACCCGGTATCGGTGGCGATGCGCAACGCTACGCTCGCGACGGGCGACTTCAATGTGCGCAACATCGTCGCCCCGCTGTCGCTGGTCATCAGCTCTGGTTCGAAGCTTGGTCATAAGGACGCTGTGGCGGGCGACCTCTACTGGTACCTGATTGACAACGCAGGGGCACTTGAGTTGGCGGTGTCATCGACGTACTTCGGAATGCCTGAGATCGGGTCGACCACCTCTGAGGGCGGCGCAGGAGCGGCCGACAGTGCAACGGTGATGTACTCAGCGACGGCGCGCACTAACGTCGCATATCGATGCATCGCTCACACAATAGACACGCAGACGACAGCGGGGACGTGGGCCGCGGTGCCGTCAACAGTGGAGCTGTCGCCGTTTGACACGCCGGTGGTGGCGACTCTGCAAAACAGCCAAAGTACGGCATACACGACCGCGTGGTCAGACCGCGAGAAGCACATCCTGCACCCAACAGCGGACAACAACCCACGAACATTCACGATCGACTCGAATGCGAACGTGGCTTACCCGATAGGGACCGCGATCACGTTCGTGAACGAGATCAACACGGTGACTATCGCAATCACATCCGACACGATGACGCTCGCTGGCGCTGGCACGACCGGCAGCCGGACGCTTGCGGCGAGCGGTATAGCAACGGCGCTGAAGATTGCCAGTACGAAGTGGATCATCAGCGGAGTGGGGCTGTCGTGAAACTGGTTGGTCTCTATCCGAATCCTGAAGCTTCGGTAGACAGCTCGGACTTTTTACCCGCTTCCGGGCAGACGTTGCGGCGCGGAGGGAATCTAACCGGGGCCGCTGACAGCAAGACCGGAATACTGTCTTTTTGGGCAAGGCTGGATGGTTCTAATGGCGCGGATCTGGCGATTTTGCTCGCACCTATCACTGCAGGGAATCTTACCAACACGGTGTTCGTTAAAAGGGATGCGGCAAACAAGTTCATTATATTTGCGGCGCTGGATACGACGCCAACCACTACGTTGATCCTGAATACCACGGCTACGTACACCTCTGGCGCGACGTGGAGGCACGTTCTGATGTCGTGGGATTTGGCAGCCGCTGCGACACATCTCTATGTGAATGACGTGTCAGACAAGACCGTGGGCCTAGCGAACAACAACGCAGTCAAATACACTGGGCTGGGCGATTGGGAGATAGGCAATGGTGGAGGTGGACTCGTCCCATTCGATGGTTGTCTTGCAGAGATTTACTTTGCTGCTGGACAGTACCTAGATTTTTCTATTGTGTTTAACCGCAGAAAATTCATCAGCAATCGTGGAAAGCCTGTCACGCTCGGTCCAGACGGACGGCTTCCGACTGGCACTCCGCCGATCATCTATCAACACATCAACAAGGGCGAGGCAGTGGCGAACTTCGGAACGAACCGCGGATCTGGTGGCGGGTTCACGATCACCGGCACGCTCGCAACGGGTTCGACGAGTCCGAGCGATTAGAACAGCAAAAGAACTCGATCCTGTAACTCGCCTTTGTGGAAGTCTCCCTCGTTGCAATGGCGCGTCTCATGCGCTTCGGTCTTCTGTTGCCGCGCGAGATTGTTTGGTTTCAATCCAACCACCATATGACAGACCCATCGTCCTGATTCGTGTACCGGCTTGTAGCAACCAGCGGCGTCTAGAAACTTACCGAATGTGCCGAACAATTGGTCACATTCACGCCACGGCTCGGTGGTGTAGGTGACGCGCTGCTCGTCGATAGGAAACGTCGGCGCGACGCCGCAACCGGCTAGGGCGAGCATCAGGATGGCGTACCTCATTTCTTCGGCCTTCCTGGCTTGTTTATCTTCATACCGGCCCGACGCATGGCGCGGCGAACGGAGACAGCGCGTAGGCCGTGCCGCAATCCAGCCGCTGCAGGCGTATGCCCGCGCTCTACGAGCTTGAGAGCCTTGTCCATCGCGCCTGATTGTTTGGCTGTCATGATCGTATTAGGCGCTTAAAGCACCATTTTGTCAACTAGGAGCTACCCTTAATGAACCTGCGCCTGCAATACACCGAGGCCCGCTCCGACGGCATCTTCGGCTGGGCGCTCGACGCAGGCGTTCCTCCGGAGGACGAGGCGCGGCCTCAGTTCGTGTTCGTCACACGCGCCGTTAAGCAACTGGACGGCACCTATCGCCCGATCGTGCGTGCGGGCACCTACGACTGCGAGCGCGGCATACACCATCTGCAGAAGGCGCCAGGTGCGCCGCTGATCGAGCTGGAGACTTTCGAGGTCATGGGCGTCAAGGGGCACAGCGGGATCGTGTTCCACTGGGGGAACTTCGGCAGCGACTCGAAGGCGTGCTTTTGCACTGGGCGAAAGATCGTGCGCATCGCCGAGGACCGGGACGGCGTTGACGGCCCGGACGAGATGGTGACCGAGAGCCGCAGGACGTTCGCGGAGTTCATGACCTCGCAGGTTGGCATAGACCACTTCCAGCTCGTCGTGGAGGAGCTGTGGCAGACGAGTGGGGGATAAGCAAGCGGGTCGAGCAGGGGCTGAGCAAGTGGATCGACCACCAGGGGCGGATCATAGATCTAGAGTCGAAGGTCGAGAGTTTGCACTATCACCACCGGCACGACCGAGTGCTGGAGCGGCTCAATGAGCTGGATGCGGTTGCCAAGCTGCGCAATGACGACCGATTGCTGGAGCGGATTAACGATTTTGAGGCGCTGCGCAAGGATGTGCTGGAACGGCTCGGCGAGTTGGAGGCGGCGGTGAAGTTGCGCAAGGGAAACGGCAATGGAGCGAGCGCCGTGGCAGCCGCGGACACCGAACGCCGGCTGCGCTGGCTGGAGCGGCTGATGTGGATGGGGATCGGCGCGATGGCGCTCTTTGAGCTTTGGCTGCGGGTGCGGCCCATAACAGGAGGTTAAAAATATGAAAGCAGCACGCTACG